ATGCAGCTGGAGTCGGGCATCTGCTGCGAGATGGCGGAGATGGACGCGAGCCCGGTGGTGAAGGCACTGCTGGATTCCGTAGAGACGGTGCTGGGCGCGAGCGCGCGCAAGGTGCTGTCGGGCGCGCTGCCGAAGATCCGGACTATTCCGGTGAAGGTGGCCCAGTCCCTGGCTTTCGATGCCATGGAGGAGGACTTTGGCGCCTTCTTCAAGGGCATCGCCGCCTGGATCGGTGACCACTACGCGCACGTCATGCCGGACGACCTGCGCGCGGACTCGTGGCGGATGGTCAACGGCCGGCAGCAGCCGGAGAGGGCTGCATGATCAATCCATCCAGCTTTGAGTGGGAGCCGGCGGTGGCTCAGTCGCCCCAGTCTTCTGAATCAGCTCCTCATACCTTCTTCCGCCCTCTACCGACTGCCTCAACAAGCTGTTCGGATCATTCACGTCGACGCGCTCGATGTATCCCCAACGCCACAGGTCGCTGTTCTGGTCGATATGTGCCGGTACGTTGGCTTTCAGGAAAGTATCGAGTCGGTGCAAAAGCTCTGTCTCGTCTGCGCGAAGTCGCATATCCCATCCTTTGGGGTTCTGAGGAACGAAAATCATGAAGCGCGGACGATCTACAGGCAAGAAGACGAGGGCCCAAGAAGCCCAGCTCGGCGCCATTAAGGACATCGGTGCATCGCCTGCTTTGCGCTTGGCTTCGGCCACATGGGGTGCCAGGAACACCATCTGCTGGTGGGCGGCGATCACGGCCAGCCACGGCGGGGCCGCGACTTCACCATCGACCTATGCCCATAGCACCACGTCGGCGAGCCGATGGCCGGCCTCAGCCACTCGACCTGCGCCGACCGGTATGGCCCCAGCTACGCCCGCGAATACGCCTGCGAAGCGATATCGGTCCTATGGTCCTATGTGGAGAAGCACGGCCGCTGCTCGGTCTGTCAGTTCCGCGCCGCCAGTTCTGCGCCGCCAGTTCTGCGGGCTTTCACTGCAAGGGCTGGCCCGACCGGGCCGGCACCTGCGACACCGACCGGCAGCTACCGGTTTTCCGATTCGATGACGCCGTACTGGAGGGCATGCGCGATGCGCAACACTGATCCGCTGACCGAAGAACTGCGCCGCTGGGGCCATGCCCAGGTGAATTGGTTTGCCTTGAGCCGCGCCGACCGCAGCGCGCACGTGCTGGAGAGGGCGCGGGACATGGCGCCCGTGACGCGCGAGCGCGCTCTGCAGGATCTGGTCGCCCGCGACGGTAGCGACCGCCGACGCCTTATGGCCGCCTGCACCGGCGTCAAAGGCCTGCGCATCGTTCCCTCGTGGGCTTCAGATCCGATTCGGGCGGCCAATGACGCTGACCGTCCCCACGACAACCCCGAGATCGCGGTGGATATCGGGGTGCCGGACGAACTGCGGTGGATTGACCGGGCGCTGGCCTCGATGCAGCGGCAGTATCCGCTGCGTGCCCTGATCGTAGGAACCGAGTTCACTGTATCGGCCAGCCAGGCGGTGAAGGCACGCATGGTGGCGGAAAAGTACGGCGGCACTCTTTCGGTCTGGCAGTACCGCCGAGAGCTTCAGCGTGCCGTCGATTGGATCGGTGGCACGCTGGCGGCCGCTTAACTGATTTTGACAGCGTCCTTGGCCTCGCCCTGCGCTTTGATCGCCAGCCCCTCATCGTCGAACACTGCCTTGACGGTCTGGCCACCGACCAGCAGAACTTGCACGACGTAACGCTCTTTGGCGTGCTGGGGACCGAGGTCGAACATAGCTGACACGGCTGAAACGTGGTCGATTCGAATGTTGTAGCCGCCGAACAGGAAAAACATTTAGAACTCCTTGTCTGATTGAACCCAGCCTTCTTACGCGCGCAGCGAGTGCTTGACAAGTTGCACAACCAAATGCCCTAATTCTGCAACTGTCAAGAATTGTCCCTGAAGCCCCGGCCATGCGCTGGGGCTTCTGCGTTTCCGGGACCCAGAACACCGATCAACCACCGCGCCGAAACCCCCTCCGCTCGCCGTGAGGCGATTGGGGCTGGCGTCAACGCAGGCGGGCGGTCTGCGCACGGCCCTTGGAGGCCGGGCAGCGCCTAGGCAGCGGTGGTGATCGGCCCTCTACGCCCGCAGCCCCCCGGACCAACCACACCGCGCAGCGAAGCCGGTCGAGGGGCGGGCCCCTTTTGCTGGAGAACACGCCGTGCCGCAGATCACCCCCCAACACGCAGGCGGCGTGAACGTCGTGGCTTTCCTGGACATGCTCGCGTGGTCGGAAGGCACGGACAAAAGCACCCAGCCCACGAAGGATCGCGGCTACGACGTGCTGGTGGGCGGGCAGCTGTTCAACGGCTACGCGGACCACCTGCGCGTGCTGGTCGACCTGCCCAAGCTGAAGATCCAGTCGACTGCTGCCGGCCGCTATCAGCTGCTGCGCCGCTATTTCGATGCGTACCGGAAGTCGCTGGGCCTGAAGGATTTCAGCCCGCTGAGCCAGGACATGATTGCGCTTCAGCAGATCCGCGAGCGCCGCGCTCTGCCGCTGATCCAGGCCGGCAGGATTCCGGAGGCCATCAAGGCTGTCAGCAACATCTGGGCGAGCCAGCCGGGCGCTGGCTATGGCCAGCACGAACACAAGCTGGACAACCTGCTGGCCGCCTATCGGAAGGCCGGCGGGACGGTTGCGCCGTGACCGAGCCCGTGAGCCCCCTCAAAACCATCGTCGGAACCTTCACCGCGGCAGTAGTGGCCCCGGCTACCGCCGACGCGTTGCGTGCAGCAGAGCGCATCATCCTGGGCGTGCCCCAGTCGGTTCTTCTGGTGGCCATGGCCGGCGCGCTGATCGGCGTGCTGCTGCTGCCGGAGAAGGACGCGGAACGCGTGGCGGCAGACGCGGGCCGCCGGGCGTGGGCACCGCTGGTTGCAGACCGCGGCGCGCTGGGTAGCGCTGGGTGTGGCGGTAGTCGCCTACGCGGTCGTGGCCGCATGGATCATCTCCATTGCCGGGTACGCCTGGGACAAGCTCGCAGGTGCACCGCAGCTGCCGCTTGCTGGCCTTTCCGGCGTTCTGATTCGCCGGATGCTTCCCAGCTATGTTCGCCTGGTGGAACGAGCCACCGGCACCATCGGAGGCGGGAAGCCATGAGCTTGCTGATTCGATTCTTCAAGGCCCTCTGAGACCTGCTGGTGGGTTGGGCCGCTGAGGCGCTGGTCTGGTTGCGAAAGCCCGGCAGCGTGATGAAGGTCTGCTGCGGGGTGCTGGCGTTCGACTGCCTGGTCGGTGGCCTCTCGGCCTACGAGAAGGAGCAGCAGATCAAGGACCTCAACGCGCAGGTGGTCAAGGTGCGGCCCGACTGGAAGGCGGACAGCGAGCGGCTGCAGGCCGACGTCGCCAGCAGGGATCAGCGCCTTGCCGAGATAGCCGCGGTCCTGAGAAAAGAAGCGGAGAAGCTGGAAGCCCTGCGGGCGGAAAGTGCTGAGGCACTGCGGGCCCTGGCTGGCAAGGTCGAGGTGTCCGAGAAGGACGCCGCCACATGGCGGGGCCGATACGAAGAGCGGCCCGATACATGCAAGGCAGCATTGGAGCTGCTCGACTCTGCCTGCCCGGCACTGAAGGGGTACTGACATGCGCCTCCTTCTGATCGCTGCGGCGCTGATGCTGGGCGGATGCCAGTCGGCACCGCCCAAGCCCAACCCGCCGGCCCCGGACATCATCGAGGTCCCGGTGGCCACCTATGTCCCCATCGACGCCGCGCTGACCAAGCGCTGTAGCTGGGGCCGCGCTGGCAAACCCTCGGCTGCGTTCGACGTGAGCAACGGCAGGAAGCGGTGCCTGGATCAGTACGAGGCCCAGTTCGATGCCATCGAAATGTTGCAGGGCAAGCCGACCCCTGAGGCGTTAGCTCCCGCTGTGAAACTCCCAGCCCTCGTCAGTAACTTCTGGTTCCTCATCATTCATAACGACGTATCCATTTCGGACCGCCCAATCCAGCTTGGGCTGACCGACATCGTGACCATTTGCTATGTCCATGATGATTGCCTGCTTTTCTGCGGGTGACCACTGCATATCCGTTGCTCCATTGAGGTTTCGACCATGGTATCCGGCATGGCGCAGGCCAAGAAGTCCCGAGCGGGAGCAATGACTCCCAAGCAACAGCGGTTCGTCCACGAATACCTCCGGGACCACAACGGCACCCAGGCGGCAATCCGCGCCGGGTACAGCGACAAGACAGACAAGCAGCAGGGGTCTCGGCTGCTGAGTGAGCCGCGCATCCAGGCTGCCGTGCGCCCCGGCCAGAATAAGGTGGCCAAGAAGGCCGAGGTGACGGTCGACAGCCTGATGGCCGAACTAGAGCAGGCCCGCAAGCTGGCGCTGAAAGAGGGGCAGGCTAGCGCGGCGGTCACCGCCACGATGGGCAAGGTGAAGCTGTCCGACCTGCTGGTGGAGAAGCACAAGCACAGCGGCGGGGTGGGGATCTACGACCTGAAGAACCTCTCAGACAATGACCTTTACCGCCTTGAACAGATCCTCGGTCAGCTTGCCGACGCTGGCGGAGATTCGAGCGGAGCGAGCGAGGAGGGCGGCTGACGCCGAGCGCGAGCGCCTTGCCCGCAACGGCGAGGCGATCCGGCAGCGCTGCACCACTCAGGCTGGTTTCATCCGCGAGGCCTGGTCGGTTCTGGAGCCTGCGTAGCCCTACATCCACGGCTGACACATCGACGTCCTGTGCCAGCACTTGGAGGCCATCACCGATGGGCAGATCCCGGCTGCTGATCAACATCCCGGCGGGGACGATGAAGTCGCTGGTGGCCGAGGCAATCCGCAGTGCGTTCGTGGGCGGCGCGCAGGAGGGCATCGAGGAACTGCCGGCGCTGTCCCTGCGGCAGCAGATCCGCGGCAGCTACAGCCCGGTCAGCCAGTCGCCGGTGCTGCGCTGGAGCTTCGACATGCGCAATCCGGTGGCAGAGGCCTGGCTGCGCGACAGCTCGTCCAGGCTGATCACCGACATCATCGATGACCAGTGGGGGCTGATCCGGCGCGCGCTGCAGCAGGGCATGGTGGTGGGCCGCAACTCACGGCAGACGGCACTGGACCTGGCCGGCCGCGTGAGCGAGACCGGCAGGCGCGCCGGCGGCATCGTTGGGCTGACCTCCCAGCAGGCGAAGTTCGTCGCCAATGTCCGGCAGCAGCTGGTCAGCGGTGATCCAGCGCAGATGGCCGCCTACTTGGCCCGCCAGCGCCGGGACAAGCGCCTGGACGGCATCGTCAGCCGCGCCATCAAGGCCGGCAAGCCGGTGGCGCAGGCGGACATCGAGAAGATCGCTGGGCGCTACTCCGACCGGCTGCTGGCCCTGCGCGGCGAGGTAATCGCACGGACTGAGTCGCTGACCGCGATGAATGCCGTGCGGGAAGAGTGCTACGGGCAGCAGGTGGAGGGGGGCAAGGTGCTCCCAGAGAACATCGCATGCGACTGGTCAGCCACTGGCGACGATCGCACGCGGCACGGCCACGCAGCGATGAATGGCCAGAAGCGGACGTTCGGTCAGCCATTCCAGACGCCGAGCGGGGCGCTGATGCACTACCCAGGCGACACGTCGCTGGGCGCTGGGCTGGAGGATACCATCCAGTGCCGGTGCATGAAGCGGTACCAGATCAACATGGCGGCGGAGGTGCTGCGTCGTGGCCAGCCAGTTTAGTGACTAGGTGAAGGCCTTCGCAGAGAAGGCCAAGCTGCGGCAGCAGGCCATATTCAAGGCATCGGCCCAGCGGCTCATGGAGGAGACTAACACGCCGGAGGGGCAGGGCGGAAAGATGCCGGTCGACACCGGCTTCCTGCGCAACTCCGCAGGCGCCTCCACTGAAAGGCCGCACGAAAGCGGTGGCCAGCCACCGGCCTTGGTTTTCCTGGGCCTGCAGGTCGGACAGACGGTGTGGGCGGGCTGGACGGCGAGGTACGCCATGCGCATGGAGCACGGCTTCTACGGCGAGGATAGCAAGGGCCGCAAGTACGCGCGGGCCGGAAAGGGCTTTGCGCGCGCCGCGGCGCAGAACTGGGTGTTCATCGTGGAAACGGTGGCCAACGAGGTGAAGGATCAGATCCCATGAGCGACACCGCCATCTATGACGCCTTCGCCGCGCTGGTGGAGCAGTTCGCCGCCGCGCAGGCGCTGCCCTGTTCCTACCCCGTCTTGTCGTTCACCCCGCCGGTGGGGAAGGACACTCGCTGGCTGGAGCTGCAGTGGTTCCCGAACCAGACCCAGAACTACGGCCTGGCTGACGACGGCCCTTCGCTACTGCAGGGATTCGGCCAGCTGTCGGTGTGCTACCGGCCCGGCAAGAGGATCATGGTCGGCACATCGATCACGGACCGGATCATCTCGGCCATCGCTAAGGGCACGGCCTTTGGCGGGGTGTCGGTGTACCGCCGGCCGTGGACGTCGAGCCTGATCCAAGACCCGGAGCGGATCATCCACCCCGTGACAATTCCCTGGAGGGGATTTGATTGGTAGGATCCAGTGAACACAGAGGATGTGAGGCCAATTGTGACTGTTGTCGCCGATTTGACGAATGAGCTTAATGCGCTAAATGGGATTGCACTACCCCCGGGCGCTCCTGCTGAAATTGGTCAGCTTGCTGCTGAGATAGCTAGTGAAATTGGACGGCTTGCGCAGTATCCAGATCCTCCTCCCACATCGCTGGTTGAGCGAGTAACCGATGCGCTGTTGGCGCTCAGAAAGCTCATATTCATGGCCCGTTTCGCGAACGCATTTAAGAAGCGGATTCTTCGGGAGAAGCAGAAAGCCGCTGGTGATTCTCAGAGGCTTGGTGAGTTGGCCATCGAAGAAAAGGCAGAGAAGATCGCTTCCGAAAAGGCTGCCAGAACTGCCAAAGAAGCTGAATTGGGTATCGCCAGTGATCCTTCTCCGCCCCCGGCTTCCGGGATGGTTATGAAATGATGGGCATATCCTTGTGAGCACTAAGCCGCCCGCTCTGCATCTGGTCCGCAGCGACGCCCCGCCCACCGAGGGCGAGCTGAAGGCGCTGCGCGACGCGATCGACCGGATGAAGCGGAACCGGCATCTGCTGGAAGAGTTCAACAGGGAGCAGGCGTTGTTCGTCCGCTCCGAGTTCCTGGCCTACGTGGAGGCGGGGTTCACCCGGCCGCAGGCCATGCAGCTTGTTGCAGCGAAGCTGGGGCCCACGAAGTAGCAGAATGCTTGGGAAACGCCGAGATGGTCCCCAGATCGTGGAAGGGCATTCCGCCCACCTAATCAGGGGACAATATGAACTACCTCATGACCTGGCGCTTCCTCGGCGGCAACGATCTGCACAGCGACGCTTTCATTTCTCTCACCGCTGATCTCGTCAGCCCGCCCTCGGCTCTTGAGTCGTGGATTGGCTTCTCTGGGCGCTACTCCGACGGTTACTCTGGGGCCGAGTCGGCAGTCACCCTCAGTCGTGACGAAGACGACCGCTTGGTGCTGTCCGGTGACAACAAGTTTGGCCCGTACTTCGTTCGTGGCCCGAAGGTGCTGGCCAAGGATGAGCGCGTTGTGCTCGACCATGCCACGCAGGGCGTTTCCTACGAGTACGAAATCACTCAGGTGAAACCGTCGAAGTAAGATCAGCGACGACCGGTGTAAATCCAGATTTAGTCAAAGGGCCTGCATCTAGCAGGCCCTTTGTTTTTCCGAAGACCCAGCCCTGTGGCGGGTTCTTTATTGCCCACCAACAGGAGACCGGCCATGTCCGAAGCAAAGACCAACGCAGGCAGCAAGCTGAGCATCTGCGTCCCCCCCCCAGAACGAAGACCTCACCGAAGATCAGGTGATCGCCCAGCAGCACGCCATCGAGGAAGCGAGGAGTAGGAGATGACCGACATTGCAGAGCTCGGCTATCGCGTGGAGCCACGCGAACGTTGTGCAGTTCCTAGGCAATGATGGGGCGTACTTCCACCCCTCGGTCGCAGCCGGAGCCCCGCTTCTGGGGAGGATCGTGAATGGTCGCCTCTGGGATATCCAGCGGTAAAGCCTGAGAGTGACGGGGGCACGACTGCCCCCCGGCACTTGTTAGCGGCGATTCTGCGCGCGAAGGATTTCGGTTTTGATGTCCAGAATCTCGCCTCCGATGCGGCTCAAGCCGCCACGACCAAAATCGATCAGGTCGAGTTGGCGCTGTTCGAGCTGGCTGCGGTCAATGACCTCCATGTCTTTACCGTTCTCTTCCAGTTCCTGGGTGATCTCGCCGAGCTTTTGATCAGAGCGGTTGTCGTGTTCAACAAGCTGGGCGTGGCTCAGCCCTGCCCGGAACGCTGCGACCTCATCCCGGCGTGCGGTGTAGGTGTCAAGGTCTTCTTCCAGCTGCCGCAGTGACATGTGATTCTCCCGTGTGAAGGTAACCCTCTGGGGCTCCGTCCGGGGAATCCCAATAGACGGACCTATCCTTCAGCCTCAATCAATGACTTGCTATTGTTTCGGGGCGTATTGACCGACCGGCTGCCCGGTACGCCTTCATGGACGGGAGCGTGCAGGCAAACCGCATAGCCATCACGTAGTATGGGCCGGCGTGGCTTGTCTTTCAAAACAAGCGCCGCTCCTTCTTAGAACTTCGCAGCGGTCTCTTCTGGCAGAGTTCCCTTCTGGCAGCTTCCTTCGAACTGGACGCTTGGCCCGAGGACTCGGTCGGTCACAACAACAGCCATGAAGCCGGTTCGCCGGTTAATGGTGGTTTCCTTTGACATCAGGGCCTGGCCATCATCCGCTACAAGAATTCCCGTTTCGGTGATCAGGTCAGGGCTAGCATGCGCCGAGCATCTGTTAAACGCAGAGGTGCATGGTGAAAGAAATCGCTGCTTCTGACTGCTGAAAAAATGGAGCGAGGTCTGCCATCCCCCGGCGGGGTCGAATCGAATCAGATAGGACGTTTCTTCTGTTCTCTCGGGAGCGACCAAGTGTGACGTCCCTGTGCAAGCCAGAACTATCTGGCTGTCCTCCTTTTGTTGGGCTAATTCGTTGCTGCATCCGGCGAGAAGGCCAATGGTGAGGATGGCGATCTTCTTCATGACGTCCTTTTCACATCTGGTCAATTGTCGATTATGGCAGCTCCACCTTCGGTGTTGCTGATCGAACTGGAGCTCCCAGAAGGAAGTGGGGCGTCAGCACCAATCTCATTTTGCCCCCCCATTCAAGGGCGTCATTCGCAAGATTTGCGACGGACGCGCGTATGCTCATCGCCATGCTCCCCTCGCTCGGCTACCAAGGCTTCCGTACCGCCCCCATCCCATCCGGCTGGGTCCAGATGGGCGAGCGCTGGACGCTGTGGTGGAATGGGCGCGAGGTAGCCAGCGTCACGCCGACCCAGGAGTGTCGCTACCGCCTCCATATGAACGCCTTGAAGATGTGGCAGACCAAGAATGCCCCGATCTCCAGCATTCGCCAGGGCAAGCGCTTCGCCGAGCGCTGGTGCGTCGCCAGGCTGTTTCTGGACCTGCCGCTGCGAGAGGCGGTCGTCCGCCTGACCGACAACGCCCCCATCAAGCCGGCACAACCGCTGCCCAGCCTACCCCCGACCCGCGAACAGCAGCTGCAAGTTCAGCGCCTGGATGAGGCTGCCGCCACGGCGGCTGCTCGGATCAGGGAAGCCCTCGACCCAGTCCGGCCGCCCGTATCGGTGAAGCCCCGGGCCAAGGGTTCGGCGAAGGCGCGGGTCAGGGCAGGGCGGAGGTGACTGGTTCCTGATAGATGATCATCTGAAATTTGACAATTGTCCGAAATACACGAGGATCGCTAGATCCAATTGGAATCTTCCCGTGCCAAGTCAGCCCGATCTTTTGGAGAAGTACCGCGCCCTCTTAGGCGAGATGACTGCAGTTTATCGGGACTTCGAGGCAGGAATGACCAAGCCTCAACGACGTGTGGCAGGACGAAATGGGTTCATATTTCGTTTTCCTGAGCAGGATGCTCATCACGCCGTAATACTGAAGTTGGCAGCGATGCTTAATTTCTTGAATGGGGCATTGTTGCTCTGCAAGTCTGGAATCGTGCTGGCGCAGGGGGCTTTGGAGCGCATGGCCGATGAGGCCGCAGAGGATGTCATGTTCCTGACAGTTGGTATTTCCCATGGAATGACACAGCGGCATCTGGATTTTCTGGACTATTTTTGGCGAGAGGACTTCACTGACTTTGATGACACGGTAAACTCATTTCAAAGTCGGCCTCAGGTTCCTAGGGATAAGATTGCCGCAGGGATTCACGCCATCGCCGATGATCCGAGCACTGGATCTAAGGTCTCAAAGATCGTCACGAAGTCATATTCCGGATTTGTCCACGCCGCCGCACCGCATGTGATGGAACTGTATGACGTTCCTGCAGGGAGGTTCCGGGTGGAGTCCGCGCCCGATTATCGGAAAGCAGAGCATCAGCAGGATTTATGGAACTATATGTACCGCGGGGCGATGGCCATCATGGCAGCAGCTAAGGCTTTCGGGAGCGATGAACACTTCCGACATATGGGCGTCTTGTTGGAAGAATTTCAGGATCAGACTGGGCGAGATGGCGGCTTCCGTCTAAAAAATGCCGCTGAGTAGCCAAGCATCGTGGATTTACAGACTCAGGCCGCCCGCAGCTGCAACACGTTGCCCTCGCGCAACCGGTCCAGGTAGTCCGCTCATTCCTGCATCATCCGCACCCGCTCATCGAGGTGGGGAGTGCGGTTGTAGGCGCGTCCATTCGGGTTACGCGCGGCGTGCGCCAGCTGGTGCTCGATGATGTCCGGATGAAAGCGAGGACTTCATCCAGAAGTGTGCGCGCGGTGGCGCGGAAGCTGAGACCTGTCGCAGTCTCCTTGTCGTAGCCCATCGCGCGTAGCGCGGCCAGGACGGCGACCTTCGACATCGGTCGATACTTCTTGCCCCGGGCGGGCAAGACGCAACGGCCCGACTCGGTGTAGGGCTTCACCTCCCGCTGGGTCTCAACTGCTTGGCGCGCCAGGGGCACGATGTGAGGCTGGCGCATCTTCATGCGCGCCGCCGGAATCGACCACGGGCCGGCATCCAGATCCACCTCCGCCCACTCTGCCTGCCGCAGCTCGCCTAGGCGAACGAACACCGGCGGGGCGAGCTTCAGCGCCATGCTGACGATGCCAGCGCCGCGGTAGGAGTGCAGGGCACGCAGCAGGCTGCCCAGCTGGACGGGATCCACGACCGCCGCGTGGTTCTTTTCCGGGGCCGGCACCAAAGCGTCACGCAGATCCGCGACCGGGTTCCGCTCGGCGCGATCGGTGGCCACGGCGTAACGCATTACCTGGCCACAGTTCTGCATGACGCAATGTGCAGACTCGAATGCCTCGCGCGCTTCCATCTTCCGGGCGACTTTCAGGAAGTCCGATGCCTTCAGGTCGGAAGCGCGCAGCTTGCCGATATGGGGGAAGACGTCATTGGCGAACCGCGCCTCGACCTTTTTGCTGTACGTCGGCACCCAGGGGCGAGAAGCCAGCCACTCCCGGGCAATCGCCTCGAAGCTGGAAGCGGCGTCCACGATCGCGGCCGTGGCGGCTGCCTTCTTCTGCTCCCCCGGGTCCACGCCACCGCGCAGCAGTCGCCGGGCGTCGTCTCGGGCATTCCTGGCGCTGGCCAGACTCACATCGGGGTACAGTCCCGGCGCCGGCACTTTCTCCTTACCCCTGAAGCGGTACTTCCAGCGCAAGCTGTTGGCGCCGGCAAGGGTGACGTAAAGGTAGAGGCCGCCGGCATTGGGCAGCTTCTGCGGCTTGTCGGCTGGCTTCGCGCGGCGGATCTCGAGGTCGGTGAGGGGCGTGGGGGTGTCGGGATTTCGTGGGCGGCTCGATGCCCTAGACATACCCCCACCGTCTCATGGCCCGCAGTGGAGCGGCATGGACAAGCGTGGAAAACAAAAAAGCCGGACCCCAATCGACGGGAGTGTCCGGCTTTTCGTGCCCCGAAGGGCGGTACAGATGGTGGAGGTGGGCGGAATTGAACCGCCGTCCGAAGGCACTCCATCCCCAGCACTACATGCTTAGCTCACCGTTGAATCTCATCCCCGAGCAGCACGGTGTGCAAAGCGCACCCGGGAACCAGCCTGTTTTGTTCTAGTGCCGGACTGACAGGCAGCCGCCCAGCGCGATTCCATGATAATGACTCTACGCTGCGAGCATGGACACAAGCAGTTTCGAGGCTCCGCCTAAGTCGGCAGAAGGTCACGCACCGCAGTTTTTAGGCTGCGAGAGCGACCGGAGCGTAGTTGTCGTCGTTGGCAACTAGAGTTTTGCAGCTGGATTTACGAGGACAGCTACCCCCTCGGCATGCGCCAGGCGACTTCACAACCCCCGTCGAAACCAATGCACCCCCGGTTTCTTCAAGTTCTGCAAGGTACAAGGCCAAGTGCGTGTTGCCACGTCCAGAGCCTGCCCAACACCGGTAATGCTACGGCAAAACAGCTGAACAGTCACCTTGGCAATCCGCAACAAGTTGTGGAGCCGTTGTCATAGCGGATTGCTAACTTCATTGGCACGATTTTGCGACACACTGGCGGCCAACATCCGAGCCAGGAACGACACGGAGACCCCGGGTGACTGACACCATCCAACAACGCAGCCTGCGACAGCTGATCGGGCCGGTAGGCGCCGACTACCGCCGACGCGCGTTGCCGCCCGGCTGGGTCTGGGCGGTGCTGGCCGCGATCGTCACGGCGGGCTGCCTGACCGCGCTGCCGGCGACGGCGGCGGTGTTCCTGGTGGCCAGCGCGGTGGTGGTGTATTGGCCGCGACGCGACCAGGCCCTGGTGCCGGGCTGGCGGATGCTGGCTCTGGCCGTGCTGGCGGTAATGGTCTGGGGCCCGGACGTCATCGCGCAGTGGTTCGAGCACGGGGCGGCAGTTGCCCTGCTGACCCTGGCCTCGTTGAGCATCCTGACCCATGTCCGCCGCAGCTGGGCGCTGTCGCAGCAGTTGCAGCACCAGGCCGATGCGCTGGATGACCAGCAGCTGCTGGCCCTGTTGCCTGACGATGCGGCCCAGCTGGCAAAGCAGTGGCGGGCCGGCGATGACCGGCATGCGCCGGAGCTGGCAGTGGTGATGCACTTGGCGGTGATGCATGCAGCGCTGGCGCCGCGGATGCGCGGGCAGGGCATGCTGGCGGGCTGATCGCCCGCCTTCCTGCGGGCTGAGGCATGCTCGGCTGCCCCGCGAACAGTAGAGCCGAGCCCATGCTCGGCTGCTTCAAACGCCAAGCCGAGCATGGCTCGACTCTACAAAAAAAGCGCAGTCGAGCATGGCTCGGCTCTACAGGCGGCTGTTAGGCGTCGCGGTTTCCGCGACGCATCACGCGCTGCTTCTCGATCGCCCAGTCACGGTCCTTGGCGGCATCGCGCTTGTCGTGCGTCTGCTTGCCCTTGGCCAGCGCCACTTCCAGCTTGATCTTGTTCTTGCTCCAGTACATGGCCGTGGGCACGATCGTGTAGCCATCGCGCTCGACCTTGCCGACCAGCTTGTCGATCTCGTTCCGGTGCAGCAGCAGCTTGCGCTCGCGCCGGTCGTTGGCCACCACGTGGGTGGAGGCCTGGATCAACGGGGTGATCTGCGCGCCGATCAGGAAGATCTCGCCCTGCTTCACGTAGGCGTAGGCGTCGATGATGTTGCCGCGCCCGGCGCGGATCGACTTCACCTCCCACCCCTGCAGGGCCAGGCCTGCCTCGAAGCGTTCCTCGATGTGGTACTCGTGGCGGGCACGCTTGTTCAACGCGATGGTTTTGTTGGCCGTCGCGTTCTTTGCTTTATCCTTGCTGCTGTTCTTGCTCAT